GTAAGCTGAAGTATCATATGTTGGAAGAGGTCCATCATAGAAGTAGCTATCAAATGGTAAAAAGCCAATTTGATATCTACCAGAATGGAACTCCGTGCTAACAACTTTGAAGGTGAAAACAAGACCACCACGATAATAGGAGAAAAACTGCGCAAGATAGGATACTGGTGAGTAACCATAAACAGTGCGAGCATTATCTGTAATCGTAGAGTAATAAAGCAAAGGGTTCGCATCGTCAATAAAGACAGCGGTTCCAATAGCATCAGTAGTGGTGATGTTAAAACTTCTATAATACGCGGGAATGGTTTTAATATGGTCAATCGACATCTCGTCGATATCTGTTCCACCAATTCCGGGTAAAATTTCAATCATATTGCGAGCATAAAGGGACAGGGGCATGGCTGCGTCTGGCATGTCAACATTGTTTGCGTAAGGAATAATGGTCTGTATAGCTCTAGTCACTTCGGAAAGATCAAGAGGATTGGACCAACCAAAAACGCTCGCTACGTTGGCAGCAATATCAGCAAACCAGGATACGGGGGCAGCTATAGCAGAAAGCATGGGAACTTGGGCTACGATGTCAGCTGCTTGGGAGACCTTTGTCAAAGTAGAACTAATTGGGCCAAGATTGGCTTGTTTTTGTTCATTAGTTTGATGGTCGGCTCCTGAGGAGGATTTAGAGTTTTTCTTTGAACTCTTAAAATTGACTCTGGATTGTGGGACAGTTGGTGTTTGTAATTCAAAGTCCTCCATATGTCCATAAATGGTGTATGAAGCGGTGGTTGAGCCTGTAGGGGCTACGAGAGGCGCATAAGTGCACAATAAAAATATTCCGGGTTTAGTGTAAACAATATCGGAAGTGGAAACGAGCATATGTGAGTAAGCAGAAATGAAGGGAACTTCAAAAACCGCTTCAGTATCTCTATTAATGTCGAATTCAATTTTAGGCAACTGGGACCGTTGTGTTAGCGTTGCGATGTGCATATTGAGCCAAGGTGTGGCTTGGTTGGTGGTTACTGCTCCAGCTGTTGGGAAAAACGCTAGAAAATAGCGCCCTTGCTGGAAACGATTACCGTTAATGACAATGCGAACAACAAATTTTCCACGCCACGCTAGGTGACCTTTAATCTTTTGCTGAATCATATCGTTGTTAAGAAACAATTGATATAGATCATATGTCTCTTTAACACCAGATGCAGAGTCGGTGGTTGCGAACGTGCCATTAGCCAATGCAATTGGTTTTCTGACAAATTCCTTGATATCTTGTTCTGTGTAAACTGCTAAGTTAGCATTGAACATGCGGGAGATATCGTAAGGGTCTTTCAATGTCGATACTGTTACCTGAGCGGCATCATTAACGAAATTGGTTGTTGAACCAGGGTTTAATACCTGATCTTGAGGGGGCTGGATGGTTTGCTCCATAATGGAGCCGACGAGAGATGTTGTGTTGGTGTCTGTCATAATTGCGAATAAACAGCTTCTTCTTCACATTTAGTTGTTAAAGTCATTTCGGTTGCTTTGCAAAGGCTTCCTAATCAGATAAAACCTAAATGTAAGAAACAAATTTCCAGAAGCACTGGTTTTAATGAGAACGAGGTAAATACCTCTCTATAGATTCCGCATTTTAGTAAGGTTGGTTCTACCACATAATACTAATTGGTGTAAAATAGAGAGATCTCAATGAAATTTGTAATTGCTTTATACGGTAAAGCACATAAACGGATAGAGACACTTTCGTGCCAGACAAGGTGTTCCGCACCAGGTCGATCGTAACTATCATAATGAAGGGATTTTATATTTTTGATTACAACTACAAGAATTTTAAAGTTTTCAAACTTCTACACTTTTTGTCGTAGTTTTATGCCTTCGGGCGAAAATTCTTAATACTTTGATTCCATAACGGATACCATGAGATGGTTTCCGAGATAGTTTGCACACTTGGGCGATTGTAATCTGGCCCTATCTACGGCATCTAGAATTTTCTTAGAGAAATTATCAAAGGTGGTTTTGTCGTGAAGCGATAGTTCTTGTAAAGCAGTTTGAACATTCGAATCGACGATGATATTCTCTTGAGGGCCTCGGGTGGTCCAGTTGAGCATGTCAACAATCGAGGCTAGGTTGAGGGGAGCTACATGTCTGAAGATAATTTCAGAAAACCGAAAGGATCGTTTGAGGAAGGTGACTTCACCCAATTCTCTTAACTCACCAATCGCTGTTTCTTTATCGTCCGAGGTATATGTCATACCTAGGAGTTTCATATCTTTCTCAACAGACAGCAAGTTGAATATATGTCTTTTCTCGTGAGATACACTGAAAAGAT